AGCGGCCTGGCTGCACCTACCGCGCACTCCCCGCTTGGCTCGCTGCTCATGGAAGTGGGCTCCGTCAAGCTGACGGATGCCAACTACGCCTGGCTGGCTGGGTACCTCCAGTCGCTCAAGGTAAAAACCAACCTCGCCCCCGGATCCATACGCCACCGCATTCAAGGATTGGGCCGCGCCATTGATGAATACCTGCGCCACCACCCGGATGTAGTCATGGCCAACCCGGTCAAGCTGCTGCCCAAGGGCTACAGCACTTATACGGATCTGGACAAAAAGCTGGTGCTGGCCAACGGTGGCAAGGCAAAGGTAGACGTGTCGCGGGACAGGCGGCTGCACGCGGGTGAGCAAGACCGCATCATCGCAGCCCTGTCAGGATTCCAGCGCCCTGACCGCGAGCGTGGTCTGCTGCTGCTCGGTGGCAACGCCCTGCTGACCATGTTTTTGGTAATTGTGTACTCAGGCCTGCGCTTGAAGGAGGCATACACACTCAAGCGCAGCAGCATCGACCTGGATGGCAAGGTCATCCGCGTGCAAAGCTCAAAGCAGTGGCGCGGAAAGATCGCATTTCGCGACGTTCCCATGCGCCCCGAGGTGCACGCCGCGCTGGCGCACTACCTGTCCACCCGTGCAATGCTACCGGGCGCCAACCTGTTCCCGTTTATGGACGAAGAGCAAAACCTGCCTATCCGGAAGGTATCGGCGCGCTTGTCGGCACGGTTCACCACGGCGTTTGACTATGCCAACTGCCCCGGCCTGCACGAGCATGACCTGCGCCATGAGGCCACATGCCGCTGGCTGGAGATGCGCGACTCCACTGGCAACTGGATGTTTCGCTCGGAAGAAATTAACCGCATCATGGGCTGGTCCGCTGGGTCAGTCATGGCCCAACGCTATGCCAGCTTCAGAGGCTCTGACCTTGCAGCCCGAATGTGGGCAACACCGGCGGCACCCGGCGCTTTGGCTGCACCATAGGCGTGACGTTAGGCTGCCGCTTGGCCCGGCGCTCCTGCGCCTCTTCCCGCGCCTTTTCAGCCAGATACACCAGCAGATCAGGGCGAACAAAGAGCCACGACCGGCCAATTTTCAGCCCCGGAATGTCCCCCGACCGCGCCAACTCTTCCACCTGGTCAACGGTACAGCGCAGCATGGCCGCGCAATCATCTGATCCTATGGTGTCGGTCATAGATCAATCCTCACAACTCTGATAGTCCCGCCATTGGCCAGGCTTTTCGCGCAGGATTCAATCGCTGCGTCCCTCGTTTCAAACAGTGGGTAAGGGCAGCGCCACGGGTCACGCGTAGTACCGGGGTCGTATGGGCATGGCGCTTGTGACCAGTAGTGCGCTCCTGCTGAGTTTCGGTTGATGGAGTACCACGCCATCCACCCTGAAGATTTCGCAGCGGGTATCAGCACCTCTGAAGCCTTTACATCGGACTCTTTAATTGAAATAGAAGGGGTGGTCATTGCTGCTCTCCTTGTGCTTCCAAAATCTTCCGGGCGAAGTCGATCAGCGTGTGCCTCACGAATCCATAGCTGTGACTCGTTGGGTCACTGCGGTGCGTGTACTTGGTAGCCGTGCGGTGCGCCAAGGTTTCTATTTCTTCATCCGTCAGTGGCTGCGCTTGTGGTGCTGTCCACGACTCAATCATTTCAGCCTCTTTAGACCACTGCACGAACGGCATAGGCTGCTTGGCGGGTGCTACACGGCCTGTCCACGCTTCCTTGGCGGCGTCGGCATCATCAGCTTGCGGCCCTCTAGCAAAGCAGTTACTGCACACGATTACTTGACTGTTTTTATATACCGAACGGCCCCATTGGTTTGATCCGCAGAATGGGCAGCGGGTCGTATCGTCGGTCAGTGGCTGCGCCGGCTGTGGTGCTGCACCGGATGCGAGTAATTCAGACTCGCTGAACTTGTCGCAAGCTGCTCTCATGCGTTCAATTTCTGCCATCAAAGCATCACGCTCCACCTTGTGACTCGCAGCCATGTCATCAGCGGCTTTATGGATAAACTCAAGCTCTGTACATTTCGCAGAGTAGTCCTGATTAAGCAAGCGGTTCTCAGCCCCCAACGCATCGTTGCCGATGTGCTTTACGTGTAGCTTGCAGCGGTCGAGTTCGTCGCGGAGTTCGTCGCGCTCCAATTGCATCACGCGCCTCCGTGCTTCCTCGCTTGCTGCGTTCTGGTTTGCGGCAAGCGTGGAGTCTTTCCACTCATCGCGGTCGGCTTGCAGTTCTTGGATTGCAGTTGCAGCTTCGTCTGCCACCTTCGCAAAGTCGAGATTCATGTTTCGTTCGCGGGAGATTGACGCACCTTGCGCGAGCGTGGCAATCAGTTCATCGTAGTTTTTCATGGCGGTCATAACGAAACCCTCACATCACCCCGGCGCATGCGCTCGGCTGCTATGGACAAGGCGTCCATCATTTGCTTGGGGGTGGACATGCGCAGGATGCCCTCATATAGCTCCAGCGCATCCGCCATGGCGGGTAGGTCGGGGCCGTTGAAGCCGTAGCGCCCGTGGCGGATGCGGATCCCATCGGCACTCAGCAGTGCGTCCAGGCCCATGGCCATCGTCTGTGCAGCCAGTGGGTCGATCATCTCGGCGCGAATCAGCCCCACGTTGAATGCCGCGGCCAGCCGGTCAAACTGCTCGTCGTCCCCGCCCATCTTCAGCTTCTCGAAGGCAAGGCGCATCAGTAGCATGATGCGGTCTGCGTTCTCCGGAGGCTGCTCGCTGCAGCCTGCAATTGTGCGCACCCATGCCAAGTGGTCGGGCTGGTGGCGGCGCTTGGCATGTGCGCCCATACGGTGTTTGGTTTTCATAGGGGTGCCTCGATGTCATAGCCATGTTTTTTGAGCAGTGCCACAGCGGCGCTTGGCATGTGCGCCCATACGGTGTTTGGTTTTCATAGGGGTGCCTCGATGTCATAGCCATGTTTTTTGAGCAGTGCCACAGCGGCGCGGATTGCTGTGGCCTCAGCGGTGTCGTATTCATGGTTCCAGGCGTATTTGCCGTCAGCAAACAGCACGCGGCCCTTTTGAATTTCGTACTTCAGCAGCAGCCACACCAGGTGCTGGCCAAAATCGGGGAAGTGGTCGCCCATGTCATAGGCGATTTCAGCAGCGGTTACCGCCCTGGGGTACTGCTTGAGCAGTCTGCGGACGCTCTCGGTGCGGGTCAGGCCTGGCTCGATGTCATTGGCTTGGATTGCGCTCAAGACGTGCACCGGCTGCAGCGTCAAGTTGCAGGCCATGTAGACGAATGGGGAGTTCATACGTCCACCCAGCCTTTGTGCGCATCCCAGCGGGCAAGTGCTTTTTGCCCCGCGTCCGCAGTGCAGATCCGCAGGCCAGCGCGGCCTGTTGTATCGGTCAGGCTCACCAGGTGGGCGGCTGCGTTCATCACGGCAATGATGTCCACGGCATTGGCGTCAAAGCGCAGCACATCGCGCCAGGCGCCAGTGCTGTTGATTTGTAGCTTTGCCATGGTTTTTTCCACGCCATTAACCCCTGAGAGCATGACGCACCACTGTTGGAAACGGGTTGTGCGCGGCGGGCCCATCTATGCGGGGGATGACATGCGCATCATCGGTTGGGGTTTCCAGAAACCGGCTGCTGTCATTCCCGGTGATCTTCAAGTACTCGTTCTCCACCCGTGCGGTGTCCACCAGCACGCTGGCCACGGTGGCCACAGCCTTGGCGCGGTCAATGTCCATGGGCTGCTCGCGGTTGCGCAGGTCGGCCAGTGTGTCCAGCAGCGCCTGGCGTACTTGTTCGATGTGGGGTGACTTTTTAGTGGTCATGTGGGGTTGCTTTCTGCCTCTTTGGCAATACGGTTGACTTGTCGGGTGATGGCACCTTTGAGCTGCACCAGGCGGCCAAACTCGACGGATTTGTTCTTTGGGTGGTTGCGCCTGGCGTTCTCAGCGCGGCTAATGCACTCCACCCGGTCCAGCGTAATTTCGGCCTCTACCAGCGTTTTCATGCCGGGTTTGAAAATAGTGATGTGCCCCGCAGGCACCGGCCCGTGTGCGGCCTCCCACACCAGGCGGTGGATAGACTTCCAGCGCAGGTGGTTGGGTCCGCTCACCTCAGTCACCTTGCGCTCAAGCTGCTGGCCACCCTTTCCAATCACAACGCGCAGGCTTCCCATGGGTAGCGTGTTGGGCGGCTGCGTGTCGGTGGTGAACTGCGTCGCCACACTGCGCCCGCCAGCCTGCCAACCCTTGCGGCCCTTGTTCCAGCTAACCTGCCCAGGTGTAAACCATTTCGCCACTGCATTGGGGTGGTAGCCGGGGGCGAATTCTGGTGGCGTGTTCATGCAGGCCCCCGGTCCAACGCATCCATTACTGTGCGGTAAAGGTCTTTCAGGCTGCCAGTGTTGTGCAGCGTCACGTCAGCGGTGAAGTGGTACATCTCGCACTCGCTCACATGCGCACGCACGGGCACCGCCTCGGGCCGCTCTACACGCCAAATCACGCCGCCGTGGTCGCGCACCCACTGTGCCTCGTTGGCAAAGCGCACATCGCTCACCACAAAATGCGTGCCACCCAGCGCGATCTGCTCGCTCATCAAGGAATTTGCAATGCGCAGCCAAAAGTCAGGCGCCTGCGCCCGGCCCCACTCGGTGCCCAGCGTCTGCGCCATTTGGCGGTAAGACACGCCCAGCTCAGGAATGGCCACCTCCTTAAACTCGCGCTCATCCATGAATCTGTCATCAATGCCGCTACTGGTCAGCAGCTCGCGCAGCATGCCGCGGATAGGCTCTGCAAAGGCAAACCCGGTAAAGCCCGTGTCCTCCAGCATGGCGCGCACCGTGTCTTTGCCCGTTCCTGCGTAGCCGGTCAGGCCAATAAGTACTACCGGGTTCACAGGCTACGCCCCTGAATGCGTGCGGTCTTGCCAGCGTCCGCCTGGGTGCCGATGGGGTAGCAAAACGCACCTCCCACGTTGTCCCGCAGCACCTTGGCAGTTTGTGCTTTGGCCTTGCTTTTGCCAGATAGCGAGTGCAGCGGCACTGCTACCAGGCGCACCTTGCGTGCATCCCGACGCGCCTTGGCCGCATCACGGTTGCGCTTGGCATAAAGCTCGCCCAGCGTCAACTCAGGCTTGGGCACGGGCACGCTGTACAGCACGTCAAACGCGCCCCCCATGCTCCGTGGCTTGCCATCTTCCCAAGTTGGTATCGTGTTCATGCCGAAACCCTCCCGGCCATGGCCTGCGCAGCAGCGTGCAGGCGCCCATTGAACCAACGGCGGATCACGTATGACCGGGCCACGCTGATAACGGTGTACAGCACCCCAATGAACAGGTTCTGCCCCATCGTGATGTGAAACCCGATCAGGGGCAGGATCACCAGGTTGGCGACGAAGTTGATCGCAAATCCGATCAACACATTGATGCAGGCCTCTATCAGGCTGCCAAGTTTTGTTTGGTTCATGCTGCTTCTATTTGCTCTGTTTTTGATAGCTGCTTGCGCACAGCCCGCAAGGGCTGGCGCTTGTTTTTGTTGCTATTCCGTCTTGCTGTAGCTGCCCAGCATGACTGGCACCATCTCGTCGCTGAATTGGTCCTCGATCAACTCGCCCAGCTCCTTGGCCATGTCCTCGGCGTGCTGCTCTGCTTTGACAATACGCAATGAGATGGTGGGCTTGTCGCCACCGGTATGCACATTCAGGCGCAGTACAAAGGTGCGGATGGCCAAGTCGGTGTAGGGCTGGCACTCAAAGTAGATCGTGGTGGGCAGTGGGTCTGCGCTGGTGGCTGTCACGCTCTCAAAGGCGCTACGGCTTGCGCTCAACTGCTGCTCATTGCTCTCCAGCTTACGGA